TCTAATTATGGCTTGGTTTAGTTTAGCAAAGATTGCGATGCAAGCTGGCGCTAAGATCTACTCTAATCGCCAGAAAACAAAGATGGCCATGTCTGATGCCCAGCTTATGCATGCCGAAAAAATGGCTCGTGGTGAGGAGGCCTACCAAGGCAAGCTCCTTGAAGCTAGACAATCGGACTGGAAAGACGAATTTGTGTTGATCATATTATCTGCGCCGATTGTTGTGCTCGCTTGGGCAGTGATATCTGACGATCCGGAGGCTATGGACAAGGTAAAATTGTTTTTTGAGTATTTTTCTACTCTACCAAGCTGGTTTACTAACTTATGGATACTTGTAGTTGCGTCAATTTTTGGT